GTTACTACCTACTCCTCACACGGCCAAAAGCATTATCACAAAATTGTGAATTATACCGTTGAAGAAGCAGAAGGACATAGTCATGAGATTGTGTTCCTTGTCCAGCCTTCTAATAGTGTTGATTCACTTGATAAACCAGAAGAAGAGTCTAGGCCTATGTCTCCTAGCGAGTCAGAAGCGAACGGTTCTAGCAAGAACCCTAACTATTCTTCTGTAGTTCTATATTCTGAATCAGAGGAGAACACGATGACTAAAGAAATCGAAGAAGTAATCGAAGACGAAGTCACTGTAACTGCTGAAGATGAAGAGAAGGAAATTATTAAGGAAGTCAATCTTGATGAAGACCTTGAGACACTATCTGAAGATGATGATGAACATGAGGATATTACCCTTTCATCAGACCCCTATCAGCCTATTCCTTTCGTGAATCTTCTAAGTGCAGAGACTGCACAAATTAAAAATGGTGCTTTTGCAAAATTTAACGAAAAGCGGTATCAAGTAACTAAAATTGCTACCGCCCAAAGCCCCAATTTTCAACTTTTAGAAGTTGACTTAAATGGTAAATCATTAGATAATACTATTACAGTAAATGCTGAAGATTTATCAGTAGTTAATTTCTGGGAGCTAGACTCACAGTATGATTTAACTGTGGTTTCTACAGACTTTAAGAGTTTAAGTGACTCAGAAAGAGCTTCAATTAAGAGCGATTTCGAATCACTGGTAACAGTTTCCGAACAAGAGCTTTATGCAGTAAAAGAAAACGAAGCTGTTAAGAACAGCGAACTTTTACAGGAAAAGCTAAATAAAACACTAAACTTACTTACTACACCATCATTAGAATGGAATGACACAAATTATCACATTGCTAATATGATGTTAAATAACATCAAGGAGCTTAAGAGTATTGACTGCGAAGATGGCGAAGAGACTTCCAAGTATCTAGCCTTATTAGTAAACGGTCATAAGACTACTAAGACTATAAAGGAGAATGAAACAATGGCAACCGAAAACACAGGTGATCCAATTGTACTAGAGACTGAAAAGAAGGCTGCCCCTGTAACTGAAGAGGTTACAGAGAAGGCTGAAAAGGAAGTCTCTGTAAAAGTTGGTGACAATAACACAGAGAAGCTAGTCGAGAAGGCTGGCGAAGCTGTTCTACGTGAGGCCGATGAGGCTGAGCGTAATGGTGAGGCAACTCGCAAGACCCGTGAGGAGCTTGACGAGCTTAAGTCTCAGCTTTCAAAGTACAAGGACGAGATCAAGGCTATTTCTGAGAGCAAGCATGTTTATCAGGCAGAGCGTTCACGTTCACAGTTCAGCGAGAAGGAAATGGCTAACGCTTTCTTACTTGCTAAGGCACTTAATCGTCGTGACCCATTCGATACAAAGATGGGTGACAAGATCAAGGCTGTTACATCAGTTGATCAGTTCTTAAGCAACTTCTCAACAAACATTTACGAAGAAATGGAGCAGCAGCTCGTTATTGCTCCAATGTTCGATAGAATCCAGGTCGATGCAAAGACATTCCGTGTCCCAGTCGCCAATGAGGATACAGACGATCAGGTAGCACAGTTCGCTTCTGGCACATATGCCACAGGCGTTGGTGATACTTCAAACGTCCCAACCTCAAACCAGCAGGCCATTAGCTCTGTGGACTTTACTCCACATAAGTTCATGGTTACAACACATCTTGCTAAGGATGAAGAAGAGGATACAGTTCTTCCTCTCATCGACTTCCTTCGTCGTGCAGCAACCCGTCGCCTATCACGCTCAATTGATAAGGCAATCCTTCGTGGTACTGGCGCCCTAACAGGCTTCACAGGTAACCCAGGTGGCACATCAACATATGCCTCTGTTGTTAAGGGTATCACCACAATGGTTAACCAGGTTGCAACAAACGGTCTTACCGTCCGCACAGCCGATGGTGATACAAAGGCTACAGCAGCTAATATCGCCTCCGCCCGTGCACTAATGGGCAAGTACGGCCTACAGCTTGGTGACCACCTCGTATATCTAACCACAATTGAAGGTTACAACGAGCTAGTCACAACTTCCGACTTCCGCACAGTCGATAAGTTCGGACCAAACGCCACATACCTAACAGGTTCTGTTGGTGCTATCTACGGTATCCCAGTTGTTATTTCTGAGTTCCTAGATAACGTTGGTTCTAACTCAGCTGACATTGGTGCTCTAGTCTACAAGCCAGGCTTCATGATTGCAGAACGTCGTGGTATTGAGATCGAGAGTGAGTACGAGCCACGCCAGCAGGTCACAGCGATGTACATGAGCACACGCTTTGACTTCAAGGCTCTCTCAACTGTCGGTAGCGGTGCAAACGTTAGCACAACATACAGCTACGCTGCAACAATCAGAACACTTGCCTAATTTTAATTAGCAAATTTCTGATAACCTTAGATGGAAGAGGGAGGTAGGTTAACCTGCCTCCCTTTTCCTACTTATAAATGAGGAGAAAATTAATGCTTGAACATGTTATGAATATTGACGACGAGGAAGAAGCTCGTAGAATTTTAATGAAGCTTGGTAACGGCCTTACTCAAGTTGATATGTATATTGCTGAGTGGAAGACCGCAAAAACTGCTGCAAAACCCGCTCCAATAAAACAAAAAGTAGTAACTGCAGCCGCTGTTGAAAAAGAAACAGCTGCTCCAGCTAAGTCAAAAACCACTATTATTAAAAAGTAAGAGAGGGTAAGAAATGTCTAGTAATTATGGAAAATATCCATTTGTTTCTTTAGTACAGATAAAAAACTATTTAAATATTACAAGTTCTAATGAAGATGCTAGACTTAGCAATCTCTTAGCTTTTGCTTGCGGTGCAGTTGAAAATTATATTGGACATGAAGTTTTAAGTAACTCTTATTCTGAAGTGTTTGATGGGGGAAAATCTTCGGTTTTTGTATCTAGACTACCTCTACAAAATGTTCATTCTGTAACAGAATATGATGGTACAGCTTATAGAAGATTAAATAACCCACAAACTGATGGGTCATCTGTCACCCGCATCAATTCGAACTACACTATGACTAGCAGTGGAGGCCCTATCCTTAAAACACGTTATAAAAAGTTTGGGGACTCCTCTGCCTTTTTTGATGGTTCGGATGATTTTATTTATTTAGCAGACTCAGATGACTGGTATTTTGCTGATTCTGACTTTACTATTGATATGCAGGTACGATCTAATTCTTACGCTGTTAATTCTATTTTTATGTCTCAAGCAGCAGATGTTAACAATCTTTGGTCACTTGGGTATGATACTACTAATGGGTTTACTTTTAGAGCAGTATCTGCTGGAACAGAAGTTGTTAACGTGACCCATGCTGCTTCAACTGGTTACTCTGCAAATACTTTCCATCATGTAGAAATTGTTCGCTCTGGATCTTCTTGGACTTTATATAGAGACGGCACTTCTATTGGCACACAAACTACTTCTAACGTGATGCCCGATATATCTGCCCAACTTGAAATTGCAAGACAAAATGTTATTTCAAACTATCAATATTTTAATGGATTTTTAGATGAAACTCGTATCTCTCATGTAGCTAGAGATACGGCAGCATTTACTGCTCCCGCTTATCAACATTCTACTGATGACAATACAGTTTTTCTATCTCATTTTGACGGGGCTAATGATACTGCTACTTTCCAAGATGATCATGCAACTATAGAAGACTTTTTATTCTATCCTGATACTGGTGAGATTAATAAAAATATCGGAGATGGCACAGGAGATTTTGGGTTAACTATTATAGGAGCGTCAACTTTCAAAAATTATCCTCGTGGAGTGCGTGTCACGTATAAATCTGGATATGATAGCGATTCTGTCCCCCAAGATTTATTGATGGCGACTATGGACTATATAAAAATGTTACATAAAGAGCGTCAAGAATCGCAAGGATTTACTTTCCAAGGAGAGAGTGTTCAGAATGTAGCTCTAAGTGCTAATTTTCCTGCCCATATTCGTCGTATTTTAGAATTATATAGAGTTGTTATGTAATGGCTGAAAATATCCAAGTTGTAACTATTGATATTCCTTTACAACAAAGAGGTATTAAAGCGGCTATAAAAGATGAATCCGCTTATAAAAAGCTGATTCAACAAACTCAATTTTTTAGAGGTCCTGCTAGAACTAATGCTTTGAGAAGAGCTAACAAGGTTCAAGCCCGTATCGAATCAAGAGTAAGTAGGCTACTAAAAACAAAGTTAGTTCAAGGTAAGCTTGGTAGAAGTGATGTTCCTTCAGATTTTTTACTTACTGCTACCTCTCCTCTTACAAAACTTTTAAAAGACAGAATAGCAACAGAGTTTAAAGCTTCTGGGGGACGAGGTCTAAAAGTAGGGCAGTTAACTTTGGCTTCGGAACGTAATTTAATAGTCCCTACTACTAGTAGAGAAGCGGCTACTACAACTTCAGTAAGCTCTATCAAAAAAGAGGTTGGAATTGGTTTTACAGGAGACTCTACTAATTTACTAGATTTAGCTTTTGAGGCAGGGCTTATTTCAGCAACAACAGAAGGTGCTGATATTACTGGGTTTGTATTTAACACTTTATTTGCTAAGAGCAGGGATGCGAAAAACATTTTTTATGGGAAAGCTAATGCTCTAACTATCTACAGTACCTCTACTTTAGGATTAAGAATTTCTACTTTTACTGTTCCACCGTCAGATTTTAATGCCTCTAATATGAAAGCAGAGATAGGCAGAGATAAAGCAATTGTCTTATATGTTAATGATAAATATCAAAATGAAATATTTAATGCCTTTAACAAAGCTATAGTTGAAGAGTTTGTTGGAGCGGAGACAAGAGACTTTGTAAAAACAGAAACTGGGAAAAATGTTGAAATTATAGCTTTACCTTACGGTAAATTTTTAAACTATGGAGCAGAAGTAGAAAATAGTATTCGTACCGGTAGTCCTGTAAGAGCTAAGGTTAGGGCAGATCGTAACGCTAAAAGAAGCGATGCTCTTAAACTTATCGGAGATGCTCAATTAACATCGTTAGTTCAACGAGAAACAGAAAAGCGTATGCCTAAAGGCCCTCCTAGAGGAAAGCCTCTTAGCAATACGGTTTTAACTTACCGCTCTGGTACTTTTGTAGAATCTATTAAAGTTATACAGAATTTTCGCCAAAGATTAATTACTTATTATTATGCTCCTAACTACAAAGTACATGAAAGAAGAGGTGCTAGAGCGCCTAGATTCTTATTACAAGGCTCTATTAGAGACACTGTAAGAGCAGTGTATGGAGAACGTTTTAGAATCGTAAGAGGTTTTTAAACTGGGCACGAATCTGTTTTAAGAAATTAAGATTTGCTTTGTAAAAAGCAATTTGCTATACTATGAAAAGGTAGAAAATAAATGGCTTTAAGTCGTAGAAAAGAAATCACTGAGCTACTGGTGTCTGAGTTAAAAAAGATAAACGGTGATACCTCTACGTTTGATGCCTCTTATACATATAATTTAAATATTTCAAATAACTGTTTTCGTCGTATGAAGTTTTTAGACGAAATTAACGATTTTCCTACAGTGTGTATAAATGCTGGGTCAGAAACCAGAATTTACGATACATCAGGATTAACAACCGGAGAACTAAATCTAGCCGTAAGAGCCTACGTTAGAGACGAAAATCCTATAACAACCGCAGAAAGTCTGGCAGATGATATAGAACATGTCGTTTATAATTTAGGAGACAGATCGAGCAGTGGATTACTTGATATGATTATAGAAGGTGTATCCACAGATGAAGGTTTAGTAGCTCCATTTGGCATACTAGAAATTGATATTTTGGCAAGATACCAATTAAACATATAAAGGAGTTTATAAATGGCTGCGCAACTTAACCTACAAAGAAACACAAAAGTGTTTATGTCCACCGTCGATTTGGCTGGTGGAGCTGCTCATTCAGCTATGAAGCCTGCAAATACTTGGCAAGTTGAAATTCTTGCTGGTTATGCGGTTTCTCAGACTGCAGCAACTCAGGACATCACTTCACTAGAAAGTGGTTTGACACCTGATCGTTCACAACAGAGATTTAACACTGCTCTTAACCCAGTTGACTGGAACTTCCAGGCATATCTTAAGCCCACAGGTATAGAAAAGACCGCTGGTGCTACAGATAAACATGCTTCTGGTAATTCAATGCCAGTCGCTGACTGGTTCTTATGGCAGGGACTTATGAGTAACACATCTTGGGCCTCCGGCGCCGAGATTAGAAGTACATGGCAAACAGACGGTAAGTTCTCACTTGCTGAGAGGGCTACGGGAGCAAACGTATTCCAGCACTCTTCAAACTTTGCTACTGCTTCTGAGTATCATATTTACTTTAAGATGGATAACGTAATTTATCAGGTTTCAAACGCTACAGTTAACCAGGCTACTATTGATGCAGCTGTTGACGGTATCGCTACAACAACCTGGACAGGATTTGGCACAAACCTAATCGAACTTCGTGGGGACTCAAGAGATAATGCTGTGGCAACTTTTGGAGGTATCCTAAACGCAGGTACAACACTTACAGCTAACTCAAATGCTTATGAGACAACTGCTGACGCTTCATATCATCCTTGGAACTCTTATAATGTTTCTGGGTCAATTGCTTCAGCTAGCTTCATCAAGAATAGACTTTCAACAATTGATGTTAAACACGCTCCTAGCAATGTTGGTGCTGGTGTTGACTTCACCTTCCCAGTTACAGCACTAAGTTTCGATTACAATAACAACATCACATATCTAACTCCAGAAGAGCTTGCATCTCTTAACTCACCAATTGGTCAGTTTGCCGGTGCTCGTGCAATTTCTGGGTCTCTCAGTGCTTACTTAAGAGGCGGCAGTGACAATACTGCTCAGTTCTTGAAGCAGATTGTTGAAGATACACGTACTTCTTCCGCAGTTACTTCTAACGCTAACCTTAAGATTGGCGGAGCAACTGCACCATTCTTTGCATTAAATATGCCATCAGTGCAGTTTGAAATTCCAACCCACAGCATTGACGACGTGATTGGTGTTTCAGTTAACTTCCTTGCCCAAGA